CTGGAACAGGGAGTACATTTAAAACTGCATTGTCAATATAATAAATTGGAGAATTTTTACTTGCGTAATAAATGCTATCTACATTTTTAGCATTACTTCTAAAAGCTGCATTTATTGGGCTACATTTTAGCTCTTCTCCATTTGTTGCATTACCATTTCTTCTTACTACGTCTATAATTTTTGCGTTACTGCTTAGCGTTAATGTTTTAGCACTGTCATTTAATGTTTGTAAAGATGCAAACAAAGGTAACATATCAGGGTTAGTCTTTTCTATTTGATTAATAACCCACTGCACACCATTAGCTAAAAACTTTGATATCTCAGAGTTTTTGCTGCTAGTGCTACCAGCATAATATCCTACTTCGTCTACAAATGCCATTATGGTTTTTTAATTTTTCCAGCCATTCCTACTTGAGTAGCTTTTTTCTTAGTGTACTTACCAATATTCATACCCTTTTCTTTAAGAGTAAGTCTAGCATCAATAACTCTTGAAGTTGCAGTTCTGCCATACTTAGCAGTTAAAGCTTTTTTTGACATTTTTAATATTTTAAGTGCAGCTCTAATTGTCATTTTTTCTTACCTTTTTTGGGTTTGGTGTTTTGTTGGCGTCTGCTATTGTTATTTACTTCTTCTTTACCAGATTGCCACTTGCCACCGATATCATTACTTGTTACTATTTTCATATTACTCTCCAGTATAGGGGGCCATAAAGACCCCCTATAAATTACTGAATTATGCGAACTTTAACAAGGTGTGAGTTTCAGGAAGTGAAATCTCAAGACCTGCTTCGGTCATGACGATATCTTTCCGTCCGTCAACATTGTTATTCTGCACATTAGTGATAATTTGCGTATCACGAGATACACCATTAGCAGCTAATGGACGATAAGCCACATTCTTAAGGTCAACCATTATAGCATAGTCTTCCCACATACCTCTGAATAAAGGCTGCTCAACTAAGTTGAGGTCACCGTAAAGAGTACTTACTCTTGTTACGTTGTGACCAAATGCACCCTTAACATTCTGAATGTCCATGGAATAACCATTTGAACCACCGCTAGTTGTAGCTGTGTGTCCAAGTGCCATTGTATTTCCTAAGAAAGAGCTTCCGCCAAGCTTGTTAAAGTAACTTAAGACCTTGCGTGACGCAAGAACTAGTTTATTTCCGCTATTACCTGATTCAGGTGAGAAGACATCTTCCATAGCGTCAATAAAATCGTCATAAGAAGAAGAAGCATAGGTAAAGTTCTTAATCTTACCATATGATTCTGTATAAGGTACAATACCCCATGATCTTCTTACTGGGCCAGTTGCTGTAGAGTCATCAGACCCCACACCAAAGAGCATTGCATGCTCCAAGTCCATCTTATGTTCCATTAACTTTGTTTGCCATACTCGCTTATACTCATTAGACACACCACGATAGCGTGTAGCTAATGAAGTTCCACTAAATAAAGAGATTGCAGTTTTAAAAATCTGCGTATAACCTTCTCTATCGAAGAACTCGTCTTTCCATCCTTCAGGATCAGTTGAACCTTCAGCAAATGCTGAGCCAACTACCTGACCTTTACCACCAGCATCTAAACGAAGCTTACTAGCATCAGCTGGAGTTGTAATAACACCAGAGTTAGAGCTAGTAGGTACGTAGACCACTTTTATAAAGGTTGCCGTTATGCGTGTATGAGAAGCATCGTTAGCTAAGTCTGGATCAGCAGATATCTTATAGTAAGCTACTGCTGCGACGTCACTACCGTCACTTCCATCTGCATCGTATTCACATTCAATAGCAACAATCTGGTCTTTTAAAAGAAATCCAGGTTGTTTACCAGTTGCGGATACACGACCATATGAGTCATAAAGACAATCTACTACTAGGTTAGTAATATTATAACCAGTATAGCTACTAGCATTATATGCACTTGTAGCCATAGCTGTCTTTATTTTAAAGTTACGACGTTGCCACTGATGACGCTGCTCTAAGAATTTAAAAACAGGATCGTCAGTTGGTTTCTTTGCAACTTTAGACAAATATGTAAAGAATGGAGACTGTTTTGGAGCGAGTTCAGCAACTCTGTCACCAAAGTTAAACATCCGTCTTGAATGATCAACTGAAGATGACTGCATTCCGCCACCAGAGGTGGTACTAAACACGTTTGCCATTTTTTACTCCAAATAGTTTCTAATTAATTAAGTCCAGGGGTTTTGTTTATTATAGTCAGTAATCATACTGTCCATAATTTTATCTTCCATTGACCCCTCGTTTTGTCTATTTTGAGAAGGCATCACACCCATAGATGTAGGTACTTGTTGTGCCCTTTTTACTTGCTCGAACTCCGCTGACGGAGCTGGAGGAGTATTTGGGGAACTTACACCTTTATCTGATGAATATAATTTCCATAGATTATCCATACTTATTGACTGTGGATCAGACATCACCCTAACAAAATCTTCAGCAGTATTTGCATCTACATTGTATTTGCTCATTACATCTTGTTTGATATTGTTAATTTGAGCTGCTTCTTGTTGAGCTGCTTGTTGGCGTTGTATATCTTCTTGTCTCTGAGTTCTCATCTGTTCTCTTTCGTCTTCAAGCATAGCCATTTGATATTCAAATTGCATATTCTTGTAATCGTCCATATCATCTCGCCAAGATTGTTCCTGACGAACAAACCTAGCACTTTCAGATTGAGGATCAGATAGGGCTTCATCCATTGAAAAATTATACGGTCTTTGAGGCTTCTCAGGTGGTTCAGGCATTTCTATTTCAGGCTCGGCTACTTCTTGCTCTAACTGTTGAGGTTGAACTTGTTGTTGCACCTGTAATTGTTGCATCAACACATCGTTCTGGTTCTTCAGTTTATCAGCTTGAGATTGCCAATACTGATATCTAACTTGTTCGTTATCTTCTGGAGTCTTAGAAACAGGTTCTCCTTGAACTGGTTGCTCAGCTGGCTGGTCGGCTGCTACTGCAGCATCGGGTTCCAGTGGGACTTCAGTTTCATTGAAGGCTTCTTCTAAGCTGCCTTGCTTACCACCAAATATGACATCATCAACTAATGAGCCCTCGTCTTGCAAATCAACAGCATGAGTTTCTTGTGTTGGTTCGTTAACTGGAGGGGTATCTATTACTTGTTCTTCTGCCATTATATTCTCCTATTTTTTAGACTGCTTCTTCCTAGGGCCTGGAGAAGGTAAGTCTGTGTTCTTTGAAATGACTTCTGCCATTTCTTTTTTTACTGACCCTAAAGCATCATCTAGGCGTTTCTCAAATAGAGTGCCAGACATTTTTGCCTTATTCGAAGTTGCCTTCAAATCTGACTTTGTCTTTTCGATTTCGGCTTTCATCTTGGCGTGATAAATTTCACGCTCTCTTGTTTGCAAGTCTCCTTGCATTGCTTTGATTGTTTCAGTTGCCTTTTGTAATTGCTTAGACAACTCACCAATTAAATCTGTTCTTTGCATTACGCCTTCCATATCAAAGACTTCTGTTTTCTTTAATACTTCTTGCTTATCAATTATACCGTTCTTGAAAGCATCCATATACATTTCAAGTTGAGCCATTCTATTAGTTGGTAATGTAGAACCAGTAACTACAACTACATCGTATTTACCAGTTGCTATGTTATTTACAATCTTAATTTCTTGAGTTTTATCGTCATAAAGTTTTTTATTTATAACATATTCATTAATACTATTGTTTGGCTGTAATAATCTAATAACCTTTTCAGATGTATAAAGCTGTTGCATTAACGGAATAGCTACTTGCCCTAACCTGTTAAGACCTGCTTCAATATCGGCAAGCTTGCTTTTCATTTTACGTTGACCAAACTCATCAAGGCTAACAGTAGCTTTGTATGTATGTGGAGCAACTGCTGAGTTACCCATAGTCATTTCATACAAGCCTAATTGATGGTCTATGTCATTTTTAGCTGTCATCTCGTTAGAGTAAAGCTCGTTCGGTAAGGGAGTTGGCTGAACTGGTGTTGGCTGCCCCTGATCAAAATCAACCTCGATGGCTACTCCAGGCTGGGCCCATTTCTGCTCAAACTCCCTCATATCTACCGAACCTGATGGTATTAAAATTTTTGTATTTGTGCTTGTAGTAGCATGGGCGATAATAAGACTTCTCGTTTTGTTGATGTATTCCTGCATACCTTTGACCATACGAACATCTGACATTGGGTAAGGGGTACGGGTATGTTGATTCATAAAGAATACAAGCGGGTATTTATCTGTTGGGAGGATACGAGAGTAGAGATACTTATCGCCCATAATTACACATTGTTTAATTCTTTTTGTTGGTACTATTACAACTTCTATATCACCTCTTGATATTAAATCTTCTATAGTTACTTCTTCAACTTGAGGAGGTTCAGGCATATCAACTCTACCAGCTTGAGTATACTCTTGAACTTTTTGTTGATATATATTTTGTAGTTGTTGTATAGCAAACTGAGCCTGTTCTTCGTTTGAAACACCTTGGCCTTGAATTATATATGCTTTTTTAGTAATATATTCTTGATAAGTGTCTTCATCTAGTAAGTCTTCAAATCCAGAATTTTTTTCAAAAACCCTATAATGATCTATCATCATACAATAGTATCTTTCATACCCTCTCACATATTCATCACTTTCACCAAAATTAACTATTGTTTGCGTACCTGGTTCCTCTGGGAACGACATCTCACCGTCATCTTCTCTTCCTGTTACGGGTCTATCAGTTTGATGAGTTTCAGTAGAAGCATTCTTAATAGCTTTTTCATACATTGGATAAAGTGACTTTGCTTGGTCTTTAGTATACAATCTTGATATTATAATATTCTCTGCGTCATCTGCAAATGGATGTCTAGAATTTGGATCAATATATATATCAAGTGGGTCTACATCATGAATACAAACCTCACCTTTCCCCATATCCTTCATTGGGTCTACATAAACTAGAGCTGCTCCCATACCAGTAACATAGTAATCATCAACAACTTTTCTAATAACGCTATTTCCTTCTGATATTTGCCAGATATATTCTAGCAATCCATTCATAGCTTGAGCTACTTGATTATCACTATCTTCCCTAGGAGAAACTCTGAATTGAGGTTTGTTTGCAGTTATAAGAGCTTTAGCTGCTTCGACTGCTGGATGGATACGGTTGACGACTAGTGGAGCTTGACCTCTTTCTTCTAGAATACGCTTTTGGTCAGATGTCCACTGCTTACCAAGTCTAAATTCTTTATCTTCTTGAGCATGATTTGCCCAAGTTTCACGCTTTTTGGAATACGTTTTGAAAAGTTGCTGGGTTTCATTTACCAGCTCTTTACCAGTTTTTTCTGATTTTGAAGAGTAAGCCATCATTAAAAATTAATCATTATAAGGTTAACCAGTCAAGCAGTTTATTGCTTTTTATTTCAAGTTCTTCTTTAGGGTCAAAATCGTTCTTTTTTACCCTACAAGGTTTAGAACCTTCAAGAGCTGTCCATATAGAATCCATAATATCATCATTCTTACCTCTTGGGTAAGATAAAAACTCTTGTTGTGCTGTAAGGTCTTGAGTTCTAAAATAAAATTGTCCTTTAGCAAAGACTGGTACTAATGATAGTAGTCTTTCACTCTTTCGGTTCCGTGGTTTTACACCTTTTTCTAATCCAGGTATATATAAATTCTTTTCAAGCATTAATGCTCTAGTTGCACTACGCAATGCTTCCTGGTATGCAACTGTTTCAATCTTCATTCTTTTGGGTTTATATTTTTCAAATACATCAATAATTTTCTGAGGTTGACTCGCAGGGTCGAGTCTCTCTCTAAAGATGTCAACAATATATTTATTGTTATCAGCATCAATACCAATGGTAGTAATAACAAAATAATCAGCACGGGCACTAAGACTAGATGCAGGATCAACTCCAGTGTAGAGTTCGACTGGTATAATTTTCTTTTCATCTGCTACCTCTCTTACTAAACAAGGTTGACCATTTATTCTTTCAAAGTCATAATGGTGTAATTTTATATAATCTGGCTTAAATGGAGCATCATCAGGAGATTGAGCAATATTCATATACTCCTGATAGAAACCATTAATATTTCCTACGCTTTCAAATTCACTTTTTATCTGCATTATTCTATCTCTAGGAAATCTTTGGGGCCATATACTTTCTTCGTCATCATCCCATATACTATACCACAATGTTTTCCAAGCAGGACTATCTTTTGCCCAGTACAAAAAACAATCTTCTGATATAACAGTACCAATCATTATAATTCTACCATCATCAGATAGTGAAGGTATAACAGCTTCTGTCATCCATTTACGATTTTTAGTTCTAGCTTCTGGGGTAAGTGCATTCAATTCAGACTCAAAGTCGTCTACTATTATAACATTA